GTCTCGGTGGCCATTGCCGGCCCGCGGCACACCGGGAATATGGGGGCCACAGGACAACAGGCAAGTGGCAATCACAGTTGGTTGGTGGAGTTCGGGTCCAACGGCCGCCGCAGCCCATCCAGCCGCGGCACGCGCAAGACCTACGTCAATGTCCACCAGTCGATCAACATGAAGATGACGAAGGTCGCCAAACTGGAGGACAGTGACAAGTTCGCCCGCCGGTCCAAGGGTTACTACTTCCTCATGTCGTCGTGGCGGGAGCCGACGCGCCAAGCCCGCGCCGGCCGGGGGTACACCCACGACTTCCTGCCGGACGGCGGCGTTTTCACGCTCCAGCCTGGGGAAACCTACGGCGCAATGCCCGGGTATCACCTCATGGAGAACACCATCTCGGCCCGCCGGTCGCAGGCCCAGACGATCATCCGCAACGGGCTGATCGACGCCATCAACGCAGCCATCGCGGGGTCACTCTGATGCTATTGCTCCCAGAAAAGCACGTTTACGCGAAGTTGGCCTCGGCCCCCGGAGTGGCGCGGCTCGTCGGCTTCCAGATCTACCCAATCGCCGTGCCGAAGGGCGCCGCGATGCCGTTTGTGATCTACAAGCGGGCGAACGTCCGCCGGGAAGGCACGCTGGGCAACACCCCGCTATTCATGCCGGAAGTGTCGCTGCAGATCGCCTCCTGGGCGCTGACCTACGAGGGCGCCAAAGACCTCGCCGACGAGGTGCGGCTGGCCCTGGATGGCCACACAGGCACACTACTCGGGGTTACAATACACGATATGAGGCTTGTCTCCGAAGTGGATGACTTCCTCGACCCCACAGCGGTTGGGGCGCAACTACCGCCGGCATACGAAGTCAGGCAACTGTTTCAGGTTCGCTGGTCCGAGGCGACCGGCTAACACAATAGCGCAAGGAGGCGCGGCGTAATGGGAACTTCGGCACAGGGACTTACGTTCACCTTCGGTGGCTCTGGCGTCACCGTCACTTCCGTCCAGGTCAATGACACCCAAGACCTCCTCGACGCGACGCACCTCGGCGTGGCCCCGAACGCCCGCCGCATCTTCGTTGGCGGATTCGCGACCGACCGAGAGGTGCAGATCGACTACATCAACTCGACGATCCTCACCGCCGGCGTGTCTGGCGCCCTGTCGATCACCGGCCCCATGTCGTTCAGCGGCAACGCGACGATCTCGTCCGCGTCCCTCGGCGGCTCGGTCGGCGACTTCGTGCGAGGCTCTGCGACCTTCCGGCTCGCCTGACGACCGGAGGGTCCGATGGGCTTGTCCGCTCAAGGCGCGACCTTCACGTTTGCGGGATCGCTTGGCAGTTTCCAGGGCAGCGTCGTCGGCATCAACGTCGAGACGCCGGTCGCGGAGGTCGTCGACATGACGTCTCCGACTGACCCGCTGGGCCATGTCTATCTCGTACCGACCGGCGGATGGTCTGGCGGCAGCGTGTCGCTGGACTTCTTGGCCACGCCGGCCACTGGCGACGTTGCGGCGATTGTCCGCGGCGTCGGCCAGTTGACGTTCTCCTCGCCGACTTGGTCGGTGTCGAAGCGCGCAATTCTTGAGTCTGCAAACACGGAGGCCCGCGTCGGTGAGTTGGTGCGCGGGTCTGCGACTTTTCGCCTCACCGACTACGAGGGAACCTGACAAATGGCTTTGAGTAAGGCTGCGATTCTGGCGGCGAAGGACGTTCGGTTGAGCGATGCGATCAAGGTTTCCGAGTGGGGCGGCGACGTCTACGTCAAGACGCTCTCTGGCCTGGAGCGGGACTCGTTTGAGGAGTCCTACGCCGAGCAGAAGATGAAGTCGTTCCGCGTCCGCTTCCTCCTCCTGACGCTGTGCGACGACTCCGGCGACCGCCTGTTCGCCGACGCCGACCTCGACCTGCTCGGCAAGAAGTCGAGCGTGGTGATCAACCGGCTGTTTGAGAAGGCGTGGAGCCACAACGCCCTGACGTCGGAGGCTGTGGAAAGCCTGGGAAAAGATTCACTGACCGACCAGAGCGGAGGTTCTATTTCCGCCTAGCGTTGGCCCTAGGCATGACAGTCAAGCGGCTGCTGACGGAGTGCGACTCCGCGGAGTTGAGTGAGTGGTATGCCTACGACCAGCGGTGGCCGCTGCCTGACTCCTGGTGGCAGACAGCGCGACTGTGTCGGACGGTGATGGCGGCGAGTGGGAACTACAAGCGGGTGCCAGAGGAAAACATCTTTATTCCGTCGCAGGCAAAGCCCCATCAGACGCCGGACGAGATGTTTGCAGAACTACAGAAACTTCAAGGATGAAGCATGGCCCTGCTCGGCAAAATCTCCGCGGTTCTGACCGCGAACACGCAGGACTTCACTCGCCGCATTGGCGAGTCCCGGCGTGAACTGCAGGATTTTGCGCGCCAAGCCCGTGGCATCCAGTTCAACCTCAACACCAGGGCGCTGGACGGCACGCTGACCCAGTTGCAGCGGTTTCAGCGGACGCTCCGCGAGATCCAGCAACTCCAGGCTCGCAACGTGGACGCCGGCCTGCCGAATGCCGCCCGCCTGCGCGACCAGTTTCGGGCATTTGAGGACATCGGCCGGCCGCTCACGCAGGTTCGCGGACAGATCGAAGGTCTGGCAAACTCCCTGCAGAGCCAGTTGTACCCAGAACTCGGCAGGGTGCAGGCTGGTTTTCAGGATCTATACAGGTCAATTGGAGAAGGCTCGACCACATACGAGGCGTCCAGGCAGCGAATCGAATCACTGCGAACGAGCCTCATAGCGCTCGGTCGGGCTACTGCCGCAGTTGGAGACTTTGATCGGCTCTCAAGGTCGCTCAATGCCAACAACTCCGGAGGCGCGTTTTTTCAGCCCCGCGCGCTTGAGTCGCTGCAGCGGTCGCTCTCGCTGCGCGGCAGGGCGCAGGAGGTGCCTGCGGCTTTTCGGTCTGACGTCTTTGCAGACCTCGCCGTCCAGGCCGAAGAGAGCGCGGAGCGCGTTGCTCGCGCCGCGGCGCGTGTTGCCAGATACCAACTGGAAATTGCGACAGCAGAGCGCGAGGGCCGGCCGGTTACTTCTCTGCAGTTGGCAAACAGGGGCATAGCGCAGCGAAGGCTGGACAACGAAACGTCCAGGCAGAACGCCATCAACCTGTCATTCCAGCGCGAACTGGACTCTGCCGCGATCCAGCAGATCGTCTCGCCGGGGGCCGAACGGCAGGTAACAACGCTTCGCGAGCGCCTGTCTGGGCTGGCGACTGAACTGCGCGCAATCAATAGCCAGCAGTTCAATGGCTTGATTTCCGGCGCTGCCGCCGTCGTCGAGCAGTTCAATCGCGGTGCCGCGTCGGCCAAGCAGGCCAAGCAGGCCGTGGATGCGTTGGCTGCGTCGCTGAATGCAGCCAATACGACGCGCGATCTTCGGCAGCAGACCGAGTCGCTAATCTTCGCGCCACGAGACCTCGCGAGGCGCAGCATTCAACGCGACTTCGATCGTCAGGTCGCTGGGCTTGCCGCAGGAGATCCGCTCCGGCGACAGGCAGAAATCGAGCGCGCAATCAACCTAACACGAGAGGGATTCAACGCAGAAACGATCCCGCGAACGCAGGGTCTCGCGGCGCAGGCCAGGACTCTCGGGACGCCAGACGCGGAGCGGCAGGCCAACAAACTCCTGCAGATTAACCAGCAGATCAACGCTGAATTGACCAGGGCAACGAACCTCAACAGAAACAACGACTACAGCGAAGCAGAGAACAGGCTTCGCCGAATTGACGCGCTGCTAGTCGACCAGCGCAGGATCGAGGCAGAGATCACTGATCAGGTCGAGATTCGCAACACAGCGAGGCGGCAGGAGGAACTGTTCCTTGGCGCGTCTGGCGGCAGTTCGGAGCAGTTGTCGCAGGGTGCTCGCGATGCAGCGTCTGACATTTCTGTCGCACGGCAGTTTCGCGGCCAGATCTCCAGCGGCGGCGCCAGGATCGCGATTCAGTCCGAAATAGACAGCGTGACGTCTGGAATTACAGCGCTTCAGCAGGAGATGGCAAGGGTTGCCGCGAGCAGCATGGGCCTTGACGACCGAGTCAGGGAACTCGACAGGCTCGACAACAAGATTCGGCTGTCTACGAAAGGACTCGCTGCGTTCGTTGCTGAACAAAGCAGGGTTAGCGGCGAAAACTTTAGCACGCAGCAAATCGAAGCCGCGATGACTCGGTCTAGGAATACAGCCGGATCGCTTTCAGTGCGAGGCGCTGCGGTCGCCCAACTGGCGCTGCAGCAGGGGCTTTTTGCCATTGACGACCTGATGTCGGCGACTGGCCCGCTTGAATACAAGTTGCGGGCTGTCGGCAACAATATCACTCAACTCGGTCTCCTTCTTGGGCAGTCCGGCCTGATCCCTGGCCTGTCGGCAACGACCGGACTTTTCATTGGTCTAGCGACAGTGGTTGGCGGCCAAGTTGTAACTGCGTTTCTCAAGTACGCTTTCGCGCAAGACGAAGCAGAGCAGAGAACAAAATCGCTGAACGAGGCAGTTTCACGGCAGAAGTCGGCAGTCGAGTCACTTGCTGAAGCCTACAGAAACCTGTCGTCTGAAATAGCCAAATCAACTGCAACGGAGTCCGGAAAAAAGAACATCGAGATCGGAGACCGGGTGAAGGAACTTCGCCGCAGGGCCGAGGAAAGAAACAACGCCGAGACAACGATTCTGTCGCCCGATGTCGCGAGGCTCCGCGCACAGCGAGGGATACTTGAGTCGCGGCTTGAGAAAGAGTCAGACCTTGAGCAGCGAATCAGGTTGCAGAGCCAGATCGACAGCACTCGCCGCAGGGAGCAGGCTGCGATTGCGAGGGGCGTGGCCCGCCCGACGAGGGAATCCATTGGCGCTGACCTAGTCGCCGCAGAGGAGGCGTCATTCCAGGGTGTCGAGGCAAGGCTTAACCGCGCTAAACTCCGGCGAGACCTCGGAATAGATGCTCCAGCGGGCGAAGATATCGCAACGCTTGAGAAAGACCTTGAGTCCAGGAGAAAGCGGCTAGATCAGCGCCGCGCATCTGGCGCAGGGCAGACCGCGCAAGAGCAAATCGCTCAACTGCGCGAAGTCATGTCCGTTCTTGAGCAGGAGCGGTCGCTTCGTCAGTCTCAAATTGATAGCGGGATGGGGATTGACACCAAGCCTATCGACGACGCAATCGACAGCGTGTCTGTATCTATCAGAAGGCTAGCGGCCTCCCTCGCGCCAGAGGTTCAGCAAATCGCTGACAGGTTCTCGGAAGGCGCCCTGCGTCTTTCCGATGAAGTCGAAAACATACAGAACAGGGCGTCGAAGTTAGGCTCTGGCGGGCTTGCGGTCGCAGCGCAAGGAATTGGCGAAGAGATCGCAAGGCTTGTGGAAAGATTTTCGTCCGCAGATACGCCAGAGGCCGCCAGGGCAATTGAGGAGCAACTTGGCCCGCTGCGAGCGCAGAAGGACGCCCTCGTGGCCGCCGCTACGTCAGCGGAGACTGCGGCGTCCGCGCTCGAAAGGTTCGCCGAAGTCCTCGACCGCGCACGCCAGGAGGCCCAGGCCAATCTTCAGCAGGCCCAGACGGCCGCCGATCAAGCGCGCCGCGCGGACCTTGGTCTAAGCACGCCGCAGACTCAACTTGATCGCCGGATCGCCGACACGCAGTTGCAGGAGCAGCAGGCTGCGAATGCCCGCGTTGAGCAGGAGGTCGCTGCCGCCCGCGAGCGGTTCAGCCAGCAGGCGTCGCAGGCTGGGCCAGCACGGCAGAGGTCAGAGGCGGCGCAGAGGGCTAAAAACGCTGAAGACGCATTCTTGAATATCGCCGCCAGTGCTGGGCTTCCTGACTCCAAAACCTTTGAGGAAGACATCGCCGCCGCGACGGCCGCTGGCAACAAAGGACTCGCAGATGCGCTTCAGCGCGAGTTTGATGTAATCCGGCAATCCGCAGATCAACTTGGGCTAGAAAGAATTGACTGGAACGTCGTAGATCAGGCAATCGAAGAGTACGCATCAATCGTCAACACGGCCGGCGCAGAAACGGCCCGCTCGCTGGAGCGCGTCAATGAGATCAACAGCGCACTGGCGACGACCGGCGTTTTGGATCAGCAGGGGCGCGAGAGACTCGTTGAAGAGCGCGCGCGACTTGAGCAGCAATTGATCGAGCAGGACTCTCGCGTGGCGTCCGCCCGCGACTCGTCGACTCTCCTCGCCGAACTCAATGCCTCGGCGGATCGCGGCCGGGAGTTGATGCAGTCTCCGGCGCAGAGGGCCGCGCAAGACGCGCGGCAGGGCATTGCAGACATCGGCCGCAGATTTGACGAAATAACGCAAGAAATTATCGACGCCGGCGGCGGCCTGCCTGACAGGTCGCGAATCGACGAAGCCAAGGCGCAGCAGGAAGAGGCAGTCAAGCGTTTTGCAGACGAGAGGATGCGTGCCGCGGCTCCTGGCATCTTCTCGATGGCCGATGCAGTCCAGACGGCCATTCTTCAGGGGCCGTCTCGCGCGGCGCTTCGCGCCACAGACGCGTCAACCGTCGAGGGACAAGCAGAACTGAACCGTCTGCTTCGCGGAGACGACTCGTCTCGTGATCAGAATCTGGCAGAACTCCAAAGGCAGAACGAGACGCTCAAGGAGGTGGCCACTGGTATCAAGGACATGGCCGAAAAGATGGGAATTGTCTTGGATTTGTAAAGGAGCAACTCAATGGCAGACATTTCGTACAGCATGACGCTGAAGGTCGACAAAGGAAATCTGTCGAACCAAGTGTCGGTGAACGGCGTCACGGCGTCGATGGCAGCGATCGGGCTGCAGTCCCAGACGCTCACACTGTCCACCAGTCAGACGAGCATCTCGACGTCGAACCTGTCCAGCGTCGGCATGGCGTTTTTGCGGAATCTCTCGACCGCCACGGCTGCAACGTGCAGCGTCGGCATTCTGGCCGGCGGCTCGCTTGCGCCGTTTTGCACGCTGCGGCCTGGGGAGCCGGCCATCGTGCGGCTGGCGCAGGGTGTCGTATATGGCGCCACCGGCACGGCCGGCGGCCTGCTGCGGGTGGACATCACAGAGGGGTAAAGTCATGCCGAAGTTGACGAAAGAGATAACCGAAGGCCACCAGTTTTCCCGGTCCAGCAATGGCGGGCAACTCGCCGACGCGCAGACCAGGGTCTTTCGCGTTGTCTTGTCGGAGCCTGGAGAGGTCGTAAACCCAGAGACGGAATGCCAGATCCGAATCGGCGATCCGCATCCGATTAACAGCCAAGTCGTCTGCACCTCATACGACATCAAGTACGAGGGCGCCGGCCGGATGGTGTTCCTCTGCACGTTCCAGTACCAGTCCTCGGCAACCAGCAGCGGCGAGGAGAACAGGAATCAGCCGCCCGACGTCCGGCCGGCCAACTGGTCGGTCAGCACCTCGCTGATGGAAATGCCGATCGTAACGTGGAACGAATCAGACAACAATGGGGTTATCGGGGCTGCGGAGCCGGCAGCAAACCCAGTCGGCGATATGTATGAGGGCATATCGCGAGTTGCCCCAGTGACAACAATAGTGGTTGAGGAATTTGAAAAAGACGATCCGACTAAGTATTGCGAATACGTCGGCGTGGTAAATGCTGATCCATTTCGGATTGGCTCTCTTAATTTGCTTAAAAGAGAGGTAATGTTTCGCGGCTTGCAGGCGCGGCCGACAGTCGAGTCGTGGGGTGGTGAACTTTACCGAGGATGGACGGTTTCATATGAGTTTGTTTACAGAAGGAATCGAGTTGAAGGTCTGTACTACGAAGGCGAGGTTTACGATGACTTCATCGGATGGGACATCGCCGTCCCGCAGTCTGGATTCAACATCATCAACAAGTCAGCAGCCCTCGGCGGCGGCATTCACGAGGTAGGCAGTCTCGCGCTGGCTCTTAGCGGGGAAGGAAAAATCGCGAACTGGCCAGACGATCCGGATCTCGTCGAGGGGACAGAGGGCAGGAAGGTTCGCGGCATGGTGCTGGTGGCCTCGTACGGAACTGACGGCGGCGCGTCCCAACTCCCGTGCGCTCAGCCGATTCCGCTCAACGGCGACGGCACGCCGCGGAGTTCGACTGCCAATCCTAAAGTCATCGTGCGTCGGTGGTGCGTTCACACTGAAGTCAGTTTCGCAGACACTTTCGGACACCTGCGGCTCCAGTAATGCCCAAGCAAAGCGACCGCTTTTTCATCGGCCCTGGTCTTCGCACGAAACTCCGCGAGACCATCACTCGCGTCGACTCGATCCCCATGGTCGAGTCAGGGCCGGCTGCGCCTGTGCGCATTCAGGACGTCCCTCGCGGCAGCGGCGGATGCCGCCTCCGCATCGGCAAAACAACCGCCACCTGGACGAAGAACACGCTGATGACGATCCCGCTCTACGAGAACGGCACGCCTCCGAACGAGACGGCCAGCGGAGAATCATTGGCAGACGTCGTGAATCACTGGGGCGACGTACCTGCAAACAAGTGGGTTGGGATCATGCACTGCGGCACTCGCCGCTTTCTGCTCGTCGCGGAGTGCTAGATGCTCTTCGGATGCTCGCCGTGCTGCCGGTGCCACGTCTGCGAATACTCGCAGCACGACTGCCTCACGCTCACACTCACGGGCTTCTCTGGCAACCCTGCCGACGGCAACTGCGAAGAGTGCGATTACCTGGACGGAACGTACATCCTGAAGCGCGGCCTCCAGGCCGCAGGGCTGACAGCGAGAATTGACGCCACGGCCGGAAGTGGCGCCCAGGTGTCGGCAACGCTCTCGCAGGATGCCGAAACAGGGAAATACACCATCTCCTCGGTGACATTGCTCGCTGGAGGCAGCGCGTACACGCCGGACGCGCACTTCGGCTACACGATCTCCAATGCGTTTCTCTCGCCGTGCAACGAGCGGTGTCCAGAGCAGTGACATATGCCTAGCAAGTTTTACTTCACAACTGACGCTGACTCGTGGTGGCTGCGGTTCCAACTGGAGGGCTACGAGGAAGACCATACGGCAGCGACCGTGCC